TTGACGAGGAACGGCAGCGGCTTGGTCGCGGGCATCAGAACGGCTTAACGATACCGAGCGCGGTGATGGCATACTGCCCGAGCCCGTTCTTGCCGAAGCTGACCGTCGAGCCAAATCCTGCGCGATCGATCTCCGCAAACACGCGGAGTAGCTCTTCGGAGGCTTTGACAATGCGCTCTTTGAACTCGGCGGCTAGCGTGGCGTCGCTCTTGCCCAGCTCGTCCTCATTAAGGACATGCACATGCCGGTCGGCGTCCATCAATGCCTCACATATCCCGTCGGGAGGAGCAGCGAGTGCTTGGGCAGCGGATACGGCGCGCGCTGTTTGAAACTGCGCAGCTTGCGCCCCATGTCGTCCAGCGTCTCGGCCATCTGCGTCCACCACAAATCGCCGCGATGGCACGTCGCAATCTGGCGGCATCCACCGGCTGCCTGAGTCACGCCATCAAGGAACCGCTCCCGGCACAAGCGCCAGCGCATCGGCTCGCCGCGCATTTCCGGCGTTTCGTTTTCCTTCATGGCGAGCCCTAGCCCGGCATACTGCACACAAATCCGCCGTGCCTTGTCGAACCGGGTCATGTAGGCGCGCCATGTTGCAGCGTTCTCAGGCTCCCATTTGATAAGATGCGCGCAGGCATCGGTTATCATCTTCAAGCCTTCAATCACGCGCTCATAGCTTTCCTTTTCCAGCATAAGCGTACCCTGACGAACAGGATCGCCATTCTTGTCGGTCTCGATGTATTGCTCCGGTTCGGGAGCGGGCTTGCCGTCGGGGCCGAGGATGATGTCACTCACTGCGGCACTCCCGGTGCAATCTGCGAACTCCCACCCTGCCCCGATGCAATCTGCAGGGCATTTAGAGCTCCACCGACGTCTAATTCACTTGCGTCTTTCGCGGCTTTCGCCACGGCGGGTGCGGCATGCGTCAACGCCTGCATGGTCTGCGCCTTCTGTGCGGCCTCGGCATTGGCTTTCGCTACCGCCTGACGGATTTTCGCTACGTCGTCCTTGTCGACCATCGCCCGCACCGGGAAGTTTGTCTTCTCCAGATAGATACGCACGGTCTCGTCAAGATCAACATTGTCCGCAGGGCGCTTGTCGGGATATGCCGCCTGCAATTGGGTGACGACCTGTAATCCGCGTTCCATGGTCGCTGTCTCAGCGGCGCGCTGCGCCACGGCAATCATGGAGTCGAATTCAATCTCTAGAGGAATCCCGAGCAGGCTTTGCGGCTTCGGCGGCAACAATCCCCGCCTTCCCATGATGGCAATGACGTGCCGGATGTCTTCGGCCAGTTCGTTTTCTATGCCTTCGACAATCGGACCCAAGACCTGCAGTTTCTCGCCGCGCCGTTCGGCGATTTCCATCTCGTTACGCGGCTGGACCCCCTCAAGGTGTTCCATCATCTGGAACAGGTCGTTGAAGAACCATTTCTCCACCCGCCCCTCGATCTTTTCGATCAAGGCGGTCATGTGCGATAGGTCCATCTTGATGTCGTAGATCGACTTCATGCCCTCATTGAGATTGGGCACGTAAGTCACCTTGCCGGGATTGATGGACGAGGGCTGGTTCTTCAGGGCCACCGTAGCCAGCATCGGCGGTCGCACAATCTTGTCGATCGCCTCGGCCTGCCGCACCGTCATCAGTTGCAATTGCAGAATATCCGGCAGCGCATCCATCCCAGGGGATCGGCCATAGGCGTCGTTCGATGTGGTCGACCAGCGCGGCGCAATGAAGGGCTTGGTCCGAAAACCGCGGACTGAAAGCGGGTTGGGCGTGTACCTGCCCCACAGCCAGTAATACTCACGATAGGTGAAGTTGCCGGGAACCACCCCGAGATTGGGCTTTTGTCCCGGCATCGCCACCGGAAAATTCGGCTCTATGGCATGAGCAACAATCTGCTCGGCCTCTAAGCCTGCCCCTTTGTTTTCCCACAACTGCTGGATTTCAGGGCCGCAATTCTCGAGGCCGAACATCTCGACACACTGCATCGTGGTCAGGACGAAGGTGCGATAGAACGAATTGACCCGAAAGTCGGACCCGGTTCCCAGATAGTATTCGCCGCAACACGGGTTATAGCAGCGGATAATATCTAGCCTGTCTTCGTACATCAGCTTCGGCGCAGTGCCGAACACCACCAGATCCTCAAACATCTGAGTGGCCGATTGGTAGTAGTTCGATCCAGCGAAGACCCGATAGATACGGTCCTCAACCATTTCGAACCACAATTCGCCGGCCCGGTCAGGCTTGAAGTTTTTCAGTCCCGGCTTGATGTTGAACCACGGCCGCGACGAAGACATCAGGCCGGAACGCATCCCGGCGGTGCAGACCCTTACCGCTTGTGTGCCGGTCGGGTCTTTGATGGCGCCGTTGATCGCGAGACCGCGGCTGAACGTATTGGGGACAATCAGCCAGTGGAACCGCCGCGGCAGAACCGCCTCAGCGATCTTGCCCCAATGCGCCCACCAAGAAATTCTCCAGTTTCTTAGCGCATATAAACGCTGTTCTAACTCAAGCCGAACGTCTTCCCATTGCTTGTTGTCGCGTTCGGCGTACCAGCCCGCTTTAAGAAGCGCCGGTGTTTTGGCCAGCAATGAATCCGATTGCAGCTCGTAGTGCGCAACCGCTTCGGTATCGAGCATTTAGCTCGTCTGTCCTACGAGGGTAGCCTTGCCGGTCGACGGCGCGCCGATGCCCTGCCCGCCAGTGAGGTCGGTTCCGGCAAATCCGGCACCCGCCGCTAAGGCTGCGCGCGACTGCGCGTTGCCTTGCTGCACTGAGGCTGAGGCAATGGTCGGCGGTGGCGCGGCCGGTGGCAGCGGCGGCGGCGGCGGAACTGACGGCATAGCGGGTGCGGAGAACAGGCCCATCATCCCCTCCGAACGAGCGTTAACTGGAAAGGCCCCAGCCGCAGCCAATGCTGGCGCCAGCCGTTAGTGGTCAGCGCACCCCAATTGATGGTGAGCCACCACGGCAGGAAGGCGGCAACGCCAATATTGTGCTCGACTGCTTTCATCAAATCCTCAGCGGGTCATAATCTGACGAGTGCGATTCATGCCGGCGCATCTCCAGTTCCGCGAATACCCGCTGCGGCAAGGTCATTTGCTCGATCGCCGCAGTGATTTGCGCTTGCCGCTGCTCGTTGGTGCCGAACAACGGACGTGTGAGACTGGCATCCAGGAATTCCGCCATCTCGGCGCGCGCCTTCGGATCGCGCGGGGCGGCCGAAGGGCCGTCGGCTTCCGCTTGTCTCACGTGAAACAGGCGCACGGTCATGCGAGCGGATCGTAGCTGGACTCGAAATTGCGCGTGCCCTGACCAGGTACACGCCACATCGACGCCGGGCGAACAATCGCGCGGTCGAGGCCGGACAAAATGAGATACCGGGTATTGTGAACGATTAACCCACTAGCCACTGCAAACGCTGACGGCCCCGGCACTGTCAGGCAATACACGTCGGCTTTTCCCGCGTCGCTTACGCGCAGACAATTCACCACCGCATTTGCGCGAGCAAGTGGCTGTCTTGACGTAGCGATTAGCCACAAAGCCTGCGCCGCAAACCACGCAAGCCCGTTGCTCATTGTCGATGCCGCTCTTGAAGCGCCATCGCGCTTTACAGGCATTGGAGCAGAACCGATTGTTGCCGGTTGCGATTGTCTCGAATTCGTCGCCGCAGTGATCGCAGGTAAACTTTCCGATTTGGTGCAGTTTGTCGCCCATTTCAGCATAGTGGGCGTGATGCCAAGCCAGCCCTTCCGGCGAAGAATGCCATGCCTTGGCCGCTTCGATGGCCTGTACTGGGAGCGGCTTACTGACACCCTTATGGTGGAGGGACATGTGGTCTGGCCCAGGCATGAGAACCAAGTTTTCTGGGATATTGTTGCGCTTATTCTGGTCGGCGTGGTGTACGTGGAAGCGGTCTGGAATTGGGCCGTGAATATCTGACCAAACGCGCCGATGAAGACGCTCGCCATTACGCTGGAAATACTCTCCGCAAAGATAGTAGCGGTGGCCACTATATTCCTGAATGGTTTGGCTAATAACTGTGACCATTGCTGTCGCTGCCTCGCGCCATCAAAACAGGCCTGACCCAGCATTTTCTCGGCAGCCACCCACCCGCTCGGCGTCAAAAACGGATGGTCCCGCGTGCAAATAACGGTATCGCCGTTGTCGAATTCCAAACGCACCACATCGGCGTCTAGGATGGTCTTGCGCGCGCCACAGAACGTGGCCCATGCACCACCGCGCGTTAGGACTCTTCCAGAGCGGCCTACGAGAGCACGTATCGGTAGCGCGCCGCGGTCAGTTACGACCAGAGTATCGCCGACCAGACAGGCGTCCATCAGGTGGTCGGCCTGGCCGTCTTTCACGCGGCCTTTCTCGTCGCGCTGATAGAACCGGAACTCGGCCAGCCAATTGGTGAGCGTCCGAAACACTTTGAGTCGTCCGGTAGATAGTCTCGTCCACACTGCGTAAATCCCAGCCTCAAGCGCATTGTCGGCCGGTACCAGTGTTTCGAGTCCCAGCGCGATATAATCGTCCAGCAAACGCTTGCCGTCTTTCTGGCCACGTCCCCTGGCCGCAGGATCAATCACGCCTGGAATCCACGTTCCTCTTGCCCTGATAGCGGCGGCATGGACAGGTGGCTCAGCGTCGCCGCGGTAATGCTCGCTGTAGAGATACACGATGTCGGTCTGGGTATCGTGCGCGCCCCAGATTGCCGCCGTCCGATTCCACCCCACGTCCAGCGCATAGCACTGCGGGAAATAATCGGGGATTGAAAACACGTCACAGACAATCGCGTCTTCGGGCACCGGGTAGATCGCGCCGGCACCTAAACTCGGAACGCCTTTGGTTCTTGCCTCCCGCATATA